GGGGCGAGGCACGCCTCGCCCGAATCGCCCGTAATGTAGGGGCGAGGCACGCCTCGCCCGAATCGCCCGTAATGTAGGGGCGAGGCACGCCTCGCCCGGAGGAAACCATGAGCGACTGTCCCATCATCACGATCCCCGCCGCGGCGGACGTCTACGTCGTCCCGGCCTATGAGGCTAACGCCACGGCGATCCCGATCCGGGACGAGGAGACCCGTCCGCTCCTGGACGAGGAGGGGATCCCGATCTGTCAGGAGACCCTATGGCAGGACTGAGGGAGCAGATGGCGACAGATATCGTCACGATGTTCGCCGATGCGGAGGCGGCGGTTTTTACCCCGGCGGCCGGCGATCCCGTCTCCCTGCAGATCCTGTTTACCCCGGCGGTGGATCTCCAGCCCGGCGGCGTGACCGCCCAGGTCTGGGAGCAGGGGACCACCATCGAGGTCATCTATGCGGATATCGGCCGCGAGCCGAACCGCGGGGAGACCATCACCTATGACGGGACGGTCTATACGATCCAGACGATCCTCGCCAACGACGGGATAACAGTCAAGATGGCGGTGACTTGATGTCCGACACGATCCGCGAGCTCATCATCCAGGAATTTCTAGCCCGTGCGGCGGTGATTCGCACGACCTCGCCCGCTACATATCAGACGGATTGCGGCGAGCATGTCTTTCGGACGCCCAGCAACAAGATCGATCCGGCGGATCTGCCCTGTATCGCCATCTGGCCGCAGGCGGAGCAGGCAGCGGACATATACGGACAGACACAGCACACCATGACGATCCGCATCGAGGGACTGGCTCTCTATGGGGCCGAGAATCCCTCCGTCGTTGCCGAGAGGATACTGGGCGACCTGATCCGCTGTTTCGGCTCGCCTGCCTGGGACCGGCGACACCTGGTCACCTCGCCGGCATCGCCCGTAACGTATACCGACCCCTATGCCGACGCGATCGTCTATGCCGGCGGCGGGACGGATAGTTACCCGGAGGGCGGAGAGCTTACCGTCGGCGTCGCGGCATTGTTCCAGGTGACCTATATGACCACGATCGGAGAACCCAGCACACAATGATGAACGGACAGCGATACCTCATCATCACCGGATCCCACCCCGACGTCAGGGAGGACATCAACGCCGTCCCCTGGGCCCGGACGGACACGGCTCCGGAGGAGCTCTGGCGTCTCTACGACTATATGGCGATCGGCCTGGACGCCGTCGACAAGTACCTCTGGCCCGTCAAATACGTCGCCACCTATCACCCGGCGGAGCTGCCGGAGATCAGGTCCCGGCGCGAGGCCGTCGGTGGCAATCTCGATTACCGCACCATCGCCCACGACAAGACCAACGACCCCGACATCGTCATCGCCGACTGGTGGCGGCCATCGGGATCGTCGGCGCTCCTGGGCGTCCAGGCGGCCATCCGGATGGGCTACCAGCGGATCATCCTCTGCGGGTGCCCGCTCATCGGCAAGAACGACAAGGCCGGCTCCTACGAAACATTCCGCCGCGGCTGGGAGGCCCGGCGGCAGGAGCTGGAAGACCGTGTCCGCTCCATGTCGGGCTGGACGCGGGAATACCTGGGAGCCCCGGACCGGGAATGGCTTATGACCGGCTGGGCGGAGGAGAGCGCATAATGGCCAGGAAAAAGAAACGGATCACCATCGGCACGGGCTGGGACGGCGGCGACACCTATCACATCGACTACGTCAACCGCCTGTACTCCATGGTCTGCCGCCATACGACGATCCCCTTCGATTTCGTCGTCTACACGGGACCGCTGGCGGATCGCCCCGGCCGTCTGGACGGCCTGGAGAAAGGCATCCGGACCGTCCCCGTGGGCCTGCCCTACTGGTGGTGCACGGCCCCCTTCCTGCGGCCCGATCCCCCCGGGATCGACACGGACTCGATCCTCTACCTCGACGTCGACCAGGTGATCGTCGGCAGCCTCGACGCCCTGATCGAGTACCCGTCGGACCACTGCTACATGAAGGACTACCCGGCCCATAGCTGCCCGCCCGGCTGCGAGCGCCATGCCTGCGGGAGCACGTCACTGATCAGGAACGGCGCCGCGGCGAAATTGTGGGACATCTACGTCGCCGACGGGATGCCGACCTGGCCGCCGGGCAAGCCCGACCCTAAAAGCCGCTGGCGCCTCGGGGCTGAGACGGTCAGGAACGACCCGGGCAACGGCATCGTCTACGACCTGTTCCCTGAGGAGTGGGTCTGCTCCTACAAGCTCCAGGTCGCCAGATTCGGGTTTCCCGATGACTGCCGGATTGTGGCCTTCCACGGACAGCCGAAGATGGTAGATTGCACACATGAGGAATTCGTGCGGGAGCATTGGATATAGATATGCTGACGCCAGAATATAGTGCAGGCTTTTTTGATGGCGAGGGAAGTGTTTATGCCGCCGTGAGGAAAGGTTATGGTCATCCTACTATATTGGTCTGTATTTCAAATACGAATAAGCAAGTATTAGAACTACATAAGGCTATGTGGGGCGGTAGTATCAATCGCCGGAAGGATCGTGAAGGATGGCAATCTCAATACCAATGGGTTTTGGCACCACGAATGGCAAAAGCGTTCCTTTTGTCTATATATCCGCATCTTATCGTCAAGAAGGCTGTAGTATATGAGGCTTTGCGATACATGGAAATTCAAGCCCTGCCACGTAGTCAGCGGTTAGATTATACGGTGTATGAAGGCGATGGTAGGAAACTAGTGCGCGGCATACCAAAACCGGAAATTTCCGGGAAACTGGCTGAAATACACGGAAATATTCGGCGGCTCAATATGAGAGGCGCACCGCACAACGCAAGACGAACGTCAGAAGGTGAGCGATGAAGATCGGCGACAACGTCCGCATCAACGCAAAGGCCAGCATCTATAACGGCGACATGATCGAGATCGGCGGCGATGCCGTCTGGATCGAGGAGCGCTGGCGATGAGGACCGACCAGGAGCGATTCACGGATGTTTGGGATAACGGAGATTACCGGCGGGGATCGACGGCACAGCGCCTCTACCCGTTTCTGGCCCAGCGCATCCCCGCGGGCGCCACGATCAACGATTACGGCTCCGGCACGGGGCGCGTCGAGGTCCTCCTCCACGCCGCCGGATATACGGTCAACATGGTGGACATCGCCGACAACGCCCTGGAGGCGGAGGCCCGTACGTTAATTGGCGACCAGTTAACGTACACGGTCTCGCCCCTGGAGTCCCTGCCGCCGGAGTTCCCCGTCGCCGACTGGGGGATCTGCATCAACGTCCTGATGCTCGTCCCGCCGGAGAATCTCCACCGGATCCTCGCCGAGATGCGCCGGACCTGCCGGAACGTCATCATCGAGGTCTACGACATGGACGACAACCGCCTGGGCGAGCAATGGACACGGATCAAGGGCAACGCCGTCTTCTGGGCGGCGCAGGTGGCCCGGCACTGGCCGGTGGTGGAGTCGGTACCCAGCCCGGAGCACCCCCGGCGCTACATCACCATCGGCCGGAGCAAAATCTAACAACGAGCATCACTAAAGGAGGAGCAGGATATGAGCAAGACGAACACCGCAGCGAACGGAAAATTGCAGTACGAGGCCATGGCGGCGATGACGGACTCGGGGGACCATACGACATTCTCGCTTACCGGGGCGACCCTGTGGAGCCAGCGGAGCGGATACGAGCCCGTTGTCCGCCCGGACGGCCTGATTACCGGCGGCGCCGTCACCCCCGGCGCGGCCAACGATACCGTCGCCGTCGCCGGTCTGACCTGCTACCTGGCCGGCGTCGAGAAAACGGTCGTCGCCGATGCCGCCTTCGCCATCACCCGCCCGGCGGCATCTCCCGCGGGCCAGAACAAGATCTCCTCGATCACGGTCAACTCCGCCGGGTCGCTGGCCGAGGTCCAGGGGACCGAGCACACGGACTTCTCGGCCACCCGCGGCGCCGCCGGCGGCCCTCCCTTGATCCCCGCCGGGTCCATCGAGATCGCCCAGGTAAAAATGAGCGACGGGACGGCGGCCCTGTTCACCGCCTCGGAGATCTTCCAGGTCATCGGGACCCATTGCGAGCGCTGGGACTATCCCGTCTGGGACGAGGATGTCTTCTCCGGAGAGATCACCTTCGCCTCGGCCCTCCCGGCGACCCATGCGGGCAGCCCCGCGACTTACAAGCTGGTCTATGCCGAGGTCTACGAGCCCGTCTTCTCCGACGTCGAGCCCGTGGCGGATTTCAAGCCGCCGGAAAACACCTATAGCGTGTCGTCGACCCAGGTCTACGGCGGTACCGTCGGGGCCTCCTCGCAGTCCCTGGGCCAGGGCAGCTTCAAGGTCTACGTCAAGGACGGCATCAGCGAGGCGATCAGCAAGCTCGCCGGAGAGAACCTCTTCTTCAAGTTCTTTCCGGACCGCAACAAGGCCCCCTATAAGATTTGCCAGGGCATCCTCGGGATCGGCTCCACCTATCCCGCCGGGGCCAACATCCAGCTCGACTGCACGATCTCGGCCACCGAGGCCGCCCAGGGGGTCGAGTCCTAATGGTCGCCGAGGCAGCTAAAGGATTTGACCTCAAGCGCTTCCGGTCCGCGGCCTTCGCGGCGCGGACCGAGGCGGTCCCCGTCCCCGACCTGGCGGAGTTTTTCGCCGGTGCCGCCGAGGCCGTCTGGACGGTCCGGGGCCTTACCGGCCACGAGCTGGGCCGGGTCAACGAGGCCGTCGAGCGCAACCGCAACCTCACCGCCATTATCGATGGGATCGTCGCCGCCGATGCCCGGGACAAGGTCGAGGCGGTAAAGGCCGCCCTGGGCCTGGGAGACGGCACCCCGGACGACATTGCCCGGCGGATCGAGATCCTCGTCCTGGGCAGTGTTGACCCCGCGGCCGACCGGGAGGTCGTGGTCCGCCTCTGCACCTGGCGGCCGGTCGAGTTCATGCTGCTGACCAACGTAATCATCCGCCTGACCGGCCAGGGCG